ACTTTCTTTTTATCGACGTGACCTGTAAACTTTCAAGGTGTAACTCGTTTTAGGTATACTATCACAAATATTACAGGTTAAAATCTTATTTTAAAGGATAGTTGTTTGAATTATATTACTGGAAAACAAGCACAGATACTTTTGAACATAACCACTCGCCAAAGCTTGAATAGAATAGTAAAAGAAAAAAACATCACAATAAAATCTCAAGGCGTAGGAAAAGCAAACCTATATCTTGAAAGCGATATTAAAGAAGTTGCTAAAAATACAAATATTCAAAGATTAAAAACAAATCCAAAACTTAAAAAAAAGATTGATAAAAAGAAAAAGACAGTTGAAAAAAACATAAAGACAATCGAAGAAACAAAAAAAAATGCTAAAGAAGATATAAACAAAGAAGATTTCAATCCTTTAAATAAAATAGGTCAAGATGAATTTTTAAGAGTTGAAAAACTTTTAAGAGAGAACGAAACATACACAGAACTTGATAGGGGATTATTGTTGAGCTACTCAATAGCATATCAAAAATATATCAATGCCGTTACTATGTCGGCTCAAAACGATGATACAACAATGGACGATTTCGGGAATTTAAAAGTGCATCCTTATTTTACAGTAGCCGATAAATGTTTTACCCATATGCAAAAAATGTCGGTAATGTTGGGTATTGGCGTTAAATCTAGAGTTGGATTAGAGATTAAGAAAGAAAAAAAGAAAAGTGTATTTGATATGATTAATCAAGATGAGGAGTTTTAATGTTTTTGTGCTATAATTGCACTGTATTCGGAGGGTTTAGCGGCTCTCCATCCATGAGAATACAAAATGAATACAAGGGTTAAAAAATGGAAACTTCTAAAATCTGCACCAAGTGCCTCACTAAAAAATATTTAAAAGAATTTAACAAACAAAAAGACAGTATAGATGGTCATATGTATATGTGTAGAGTATGTTCAAAAGATGAAAAACTACAATATTACAGAACCGAACAAGGTTTAATGACTAAGATATATAATCAGCAAATACAAAGATGTAAGAAAAAAGATAGACCACTTCCAGCATACACACAAAAAGAGTTTAGCGATTGGTTGTTTTCTCAAAAAAACTTTAAAGAATTATATGACAAATGGGTTAAGCCAGATTATAACAAAATGGAAACTCCAAGTGTAGATAGAAAAAAGAATAATCTATCATACACACTTGAAAACATTAGGTTAATGACATGGAGAGAAAACAAGCTTTTAGGTCATAGCGATATGAGAAAAGGGAATATAGTTCACGGAACAAAACCACAGCAAAAAGTAAGAAAATTATCAAAAGATGGGATATTTATAGAAGAGTTTATATCGACAAGAGAAGCTGAAAGAAAAACAGGGATAAGTCATCAATCTATATCCAATGTATGTAATAAAAAGAAACATTACAATAGTGCAGGCGGATTTAAATGGGAGTTTAAAAATGAGAGTAATTAAATTTAGAGCGTGGGATGAGATAGATAGTGAGTTTGTAAATACAATAGGGATGGATATTTCATTATTATCTCTAAATACTAAATATAAATTTACACAATACACAGGATTGAAAGATAATAACGACAATGGAAGCTGTGATGTGTATGAGCATGATATATTAACAAATGGTACTGGAAATTTCTATAAAGTTGAATGGGATTATAGAGACACTGGATGGTGTGGAATTCAAATTAATAATACAAAAAAGCATAGATTGGTTAATTTACTATTAAGAGATTCGATAGTAGTAGGAAACATATATGAAAACAAAGATTTATTAAAATAGCAAAATGAAAAATAAGTTTAAGCCACCAGAGCATTATTGGAAAATAGCTAAAGATTATATCAATAAAAAAGACAAAGAGCTTAAAAAACATGGGAAATACTACATTGATAAACAGTTGGCATATAAGTACATCAAGATTGGAACTATATTCAAGCACACCGCTGGAAGCTATGCAGGGATTAATTTCCAATTCCAAGAATGGCAAATAGAATCTATCATCGACATATTCGGCACGAAACACTCAAAAGGCGATTTCAAGGGATTTAGAAGATACCAAAGAGGTTTATTCTTTATCAGCAAGAAAAACGGTAAATCTGAATTTGGAGCATTACTCCACCTATTAGTTTTTTTTGTAGATAAAGAATTAGCTAAAAAACAATATTGTATCGGTAAATCACTCGATCAAGCAAAGTTAGTACACAATGCAGCGGTCACAATGATAAAGCAAGAAGAAGAACTAAATGAACTCACACATATAACTAAAAAACCACCAAGAATTACTAAAATGAACGGAGCTTTTGAAGATGAAATCGAAGCTTTAGCCAGTGATGCAGATAATCAAGAGGGTAAAAACGTATCTTTTTTCACTACGGATGAAGGTCATACCCATCCAAACAAAGAAATATATCAAATCATGACGGATGGAACTGCTGGACGTGATGAACCTTTAGAAATTCACATATCAACCGCCGGTTATAATATGCAAGGATATTTTTATAGAGATATTTATCTTTACGCTCAAAAAGTAAAACAAGGCATAATCAAAGATGAAGCTTTTTATCAAGTAATGTTTGAGCTTGATGAAGAAGATATGAAAGATGAAAATGGAAATGATAAAGATGATTTTTGGAAAGATGAAGAACTTTGGAAAAAAGCTAATCCAAACTTAGGAGCTAGTCCTACTTATTCCTACATGAGAAACAAAGTTATATTAGCGGAACAAAGTGAAGAAAGCTTAATAGCGTTCAAAACAAAACATTTAAACGTATGGTGTGATAAAGTTGATATTTGGATTAAACATAGTGTGTGGACGGCAAATCAAACACCAATAAACGAAGATGATTTTAAAGGGCGATTATGTTATGCCGGACTAGATTTATCGTCCGTAATAGATTTATCATGCTGGTTATTGATATTTCCTAAAGATGAGGGCGGTTATGATATTTTACCTCGTTTTTTCATTCCAAAAGACCAAATGAAAGAACGTGTAAGACGTGATAAAGTTCCATATTTTGACTGGGTAAAAGATGATTTAATCACTACAACGGAAGGAAATGTGATTGATTATGACTTCATAGAGGCTCAAATACAAAAAGATTGCGAAAAATTTAATGTAAAAATGGCGGCATATGATAGATGGAATAGCTCGAGCTTAGTTACAAATCTTACAAATGATGAGGTGGTGGATTTAATTCCATTCGGTCAAGGATTTGCATCAATGTCAACTCCAACTAAGCAAATAGAAGTTTTATCACTTCAAAATAAGTTAAATCATGGAGATAATCAAGTCTTAAATTGGAACTGCTCAAATGTAGTCTTAAAACGTGATCCAGCGGATAATGTAAAAATTGATAAAGATAAATCTCCTGAAAAAGTTGATGGAATGGTGGCACTTGCGATGGCCATCGGAATAGCGATTAAAGATGTTGAAGAAAAAGAAGATGAGAATGTATATGAGGGTAGAGGATTAAGAATATTATAATTTATGTTATACTTTTGCAGATTAAATTTTAAAAAAAAAGGGGTAAAGAATGAAAATGTTAAGATATATGATATTGAGCATATTACTATTTAGTGGGTTATTTGGTGCGGATTCTTATTACGACCAAACAATAGAGAATACTTCATGGAAAGACCAAGCAAAAATAAAATTAGTTGATAACAATGATAGTACATACTCAATATCTATAAAAGAAGTAGATTCTACCGTAGATATTGCAAGAGGTGATGTAAGCGGTTCAGAACCTTTCGGTGCTTATGGTAAAATTGTTACAAGTGGAGCAGTCACAAATAACTTGCTTTGGGCTAACGGGGATTGGTACATTCCAAATCAAACTACAGGCGAAAGAATATCCATCCAAAGCACTAATGCAGCAGATGGAATAGATGGAACAGGTATAAGAAGTATCCATCTTCATTACCTAGATGCAGATTTAAACCCCCATGAAGAAGAGGTTGATTTAAACGGCACTAATTCAGTATTGACAAACGCAACAGATATAAGATTTATTCAATGTGGACATATTGGCGAATTTGGAAGCACTAAAGCAGCAGTAGGTACTATCACTTTTGAAAATTTAGACTTAAACGAAACATTCAATCAAATAGATGCACTTGAAAACAGATGTAGTTCATCTGCTAGAATGGTTCCAAATGGCAAAAGAGCTATCGTGTCAGGTTTAGTAGGTGGTTCGATAAGCGGTACGGCTGCTTCATCTTCTTCTGTTTCAATAGCAGCTACTACAATAGCAGACCATGATTATACGGAAGATGCAATACTTATACCTTTTGGAAGTATCGGGGTTCAAGATGGAGCGGTAGCTTTTACTTTACCCGTTCCGGCTGTATTTAATGAGGGTACAATAATAGCTATGACTTGCTCAACGGACAAAGCCGCAACTATTACTGGCAATTGGTATGGTTGGATAGAAGATGAATAATCAGCGAAAGAAAATTTTAAACAATAAAAAGACAAGGATTAAAAATGTTTAGATATATATTATTAAGTATACTGTCATTTATCGGATTATTTGGAACAGATATATACTATGACCAAGTAATAGATAACGGTTCATGGGAGCCTAAAGCAAAAATAAGACTAATTGAGAATAACGATACTACTTACTCAATAGCCCCAAATATGGCGGATGGTTTAGGAAACCCGATAACATCAATAGATGGAAATTTAGATATAGGCAATTTTTATCTAAAAGTTGCAAAAGATGAAGTTTCAGGACATTCGATAATTCATAAATTTGGTAGAAACCCTGCTTTATCGACTAGCTCATTTAGTACAATTTGGAATGGTGGAGGTGCTTATACTGGATTCAATGCTACAGCGGCAGAGATAGTAACTGTTTCGTCTACCGATGTGGACGATAACGGGGATACAAACGATACGGGGTTAAGAACAATCCGCATATATGGATTAGACTCTAATTGGCATGAACAAACGGAAGATATAATACTAAAAGGCACAATAGATGTTAACTCTACACTATCCTATATTAGACTAGATAGGGCTAAGGGACTAACTGCCGGAAGTAGTGGATATAATGAGGGTGATATAACAATAAAGCAAAGTGTTACAATAGCTAATGTGTTTGCAGTTGTACCAGCTACATATAATTCCACTATGATAGCGGCTTATACAATCCCAGCCGATAAAACAGGGTATTTAATGAGTTTATCCACCGCACTATCTAATAAAAATGCAGCGGTTGTTGATGTTAGGTTTCAAATAAAACAGCCTAGCAATGTATTTACCGTAGGAGGGGAAGCCGCCATTAATTCAGTAGGTTCGGGCTTTGTTACTTTTCCTTTTCCGGTTCCAGTAAGAATACAAGAAAAAACGGATATTTATATAGAGGGCGAGGCGTCAGCTAGTGTTGCGGTTTCTGCTTTCATGGATATTCTTTTAGTAGATAATTAAGGAATAAACAAAAATTATCATATTTTAAAAATTTATGTTACAATACAGAATTAAGTCGTTTTAAACGCAACATACAATGAATCTGAAATTATGATTTAAAGGTAAAAAATGAATACAACAAAAAAGATACTTATATTTTATTTTATTGTTCTAATATGCCTTTGTATATCATCCTTAGGGGTGTATATACTAAATGATATAGCGGGACTTATCTACTCAAGTATTGCAATTACAATAACCCCAATCTTAACAATATTTTCAATAGTAATATCCGCATCGAGAGAAAAATAATGAGTTTTTTTAATAAGGTATGGCAAA